GTTGCAAAAGAATTTCAGGTAAATTATGGAAATTAAGGCTAACACAATCGAAAGCTGGATGAAGTTTATTAGATTTCATCCCGATCTAGCAGAACGATATATGGATTGTTTCTGGGGAAGTCAGCTAGAGAGTAAGGCTCGTTTGCTGATAGAACTTGAAAAGATGCCTAACATGCGAGGGCCGTTGTATATCTTCGGTGGTTGGTATGGCGTACTGACACAAATGGTGTTAGACTCGCTTGACTTTAATCCTGAATGGATATATAGTATAGACATCGATTCGCAGTGTGAGTGGGTGTTTAATGATGTTATATCTAGAGACAACCATGCAACCGCTGTCACTGCCGATTGTGCAACTTACAGGTATCCTATCATGCCTTCTGTTGTGATAAATACTGTAACTGAGCATTTGCGACAGGATGATTATGACATGTGGTGGGACAATGTCCCGAGAGGCACGGCATTCTTTTTACAGGGTAATAATTATTTTGACAATGAAGAGCATGTTAGATGCTCTAAAACTATTGAGGATTTTTTGTACATAAGTAATGTGGAAAATGAGAATATACTAGGCATGTCGCAATGGAATTTTGCTGGACCTAATGATACACAATATGAACGTTTTATGGTTTGGGGTGTGAAGAAATGAATGATGATAATATGAAGAAAGCGTTTGTCTTGCGTGATATTACAGATAAGGAAATTAGCCCTACATTCTGCTTTGCTAAGTGGTACCATACTCAGTTATATCTTCAAACAGGCATGACACATTCATGCTATCACCCAGCACCACATCACATTCCTATAGAAGATTTAGCTGCCAATCCTTCATCATTGCATAACACCCCTCACAAAAAAGAAGAGCGCAAGCAAATGCTCAATGGTGAAAAGTGTGAGGGCTGTCAGTATTGTTGGAATGTTGAAGACATGGGACGCGACTATGTGTCTGACAGAACTATCAGATCAGCAAGCATCTATACACCTGAGCGTTTAAAAGAAGTCAAGGAACAGCCGTGGGATTTCGATGCGAATCCTGATTACATCGAAATCTCTTTTAGTAATGAGTGTAATTTCAAGTGTGGTTATTGTCATCCTAATGCATCAAGCAGATTAGCGCAAGAAATTAAAAAGTTTGGCCCGTATGATATGGTGAAGAATCACCGACTAGATCTGGGTACTGATTTGATCAGCGTTGAAGAAGAAAATCCTTATGTCACTGCTTGGTGGAAATGGTGGCCTGAAGTTTCTAAGACGTTGAACATACTTCGCATCACAGGAGGCGAGCCTTTATTGCACAAGTCTACTTACAGAGTGTTTGAAGAGTTGAAGGCAAATCCAAAGCCTCATATGGAGATCAGCGTAAATACGAATCTCGGTGTGCAAACTAGGCGTGTTGTTAAACTTGCAGAAGCTGTAAATGAACTCAGAAGCGAAAACAAGATTAAAGACTTTTCGTTATACACAAGCATTGACTGCTGGAACGAGAGAGCAGAGTACATTCGCACTGGCTTAGACTTGAAGTTGTGGGAAAAGAATCTTGATACTTATGCAAGAACAGCAAAAACTCCTGTCACGCTAATGGTTACTTTTAATGCGTTGACTGTTACAACATTCAAATCTTTGCTTGTGAAGATTTTAGAATGGAGAAAAACATATGACGGTATTATTATACCTAGCTCGAACACGCATGACACGGGACGCACGATTAGATTCGATACTCCTTATCTAAAAGAGCCTTTGCACTACGACATGAATATCTTACCTAAAGAACAGTTCATGCCTTATATGACAGAGTGCTTGGCTTTCATATTTGAAAATGTAGATGATGACGATCCTACAATGTTTCAAACTATGGAATATGAGAAGTTTAGGCGTGTGCATGATTATATGCAGACTACGTTCTACGATGATGAAAAGCTAGAAGAAGGATGGGCGGACTTCTATAACTGGTTCAATGAATATGACCGCCGGCGTGATACAAACTTTTTGGAGACATTCCCTGAATATGAAGATTTTTATAACTGGTGTGGCGGGATTTCTAGGCAGTCATCTGGCGGACAAATTCCTCTCGTTAGGATATGAAGTCGGCGGCAATGATAATTTTCTAGGTGGCTATAGGGACAATGTGAATCCTAAAGTAATGCTGTATGGTTTTGATTGTAGAGACCGTCACTTGATGGCATCTACACTGCATGGATATGATATAGTAGTGCATTGTGCAGCGACTGCTCATGAAGGGCTATCAGTGTTTAGTCCCTCATTTATTACAAGAAACATTTACGAGGCGAGTGTGTCTACAATGTCGGCTGCGATAACAGCTAACGTTGGTAGATTCGTTTTTTGTAGTAGCATGGCTAGGTACGGAAATCAAGAGGCTCCCTTTACTGAAGAGATGCAAACTGCCCCTGTTGACCCGTATGGCATTGCAAAAGTTGCAGCCGAGCAGACTTTAAAATCATTATGTGATGTGCATGGGATGCAATGGAATATTGCCGTACCTCACAACATCGTTGGCCCAAGACAGCGGTACGATGATCCGTATAGAAACGTGTTGAGCATTATGGCTAACAGAAACTTGCGAAAACTTCCCTCATACATATATGGTGATGGCAATCAGTTGCGATGCTTTTCTTATATTGATGATTGTATTAGTTGTATTGAAAAACTCGCACTAGATGAAAACATACAAAGTGAAATTGTTAATATAGGTCCGGATGAGAATCCGATAACTATCAATGAAGCCGCTGAGTTAGTTGCTAAGGTATGCAAATTCAAACACACGCCTATACATACTACAGATAGACCCAAGGAAGTTAAGTACGCTACATGTTCAAGTGATAAGGCTCGCACTCTTCTTGGCTATCAAACTAAAACAGATGTTGAGACGGCTATCGAAAAAACTGTTGCATACATAAAAGAAAAAGGCCCTAAAGAATTCGACTATAGCTTTGGACTTGAGATTTCTGATAATGCACCCGAAACTTGGAGAGACCGACTTCTATAATGAATCTATATTTTGACAATCACCCACTGTTGCATGATGAAGGTATAAATGAACCTACTCTCCTGCACAATTTTATACACTCGGATGCAAAGACATCAGGCGGTCAGTTGTGTTTTGGCACCGCCCCTGTTGCAAATGAAGCATGGGAAAATGGTTACGGAGTTACTTCTTGTCTTATTAGAGAAGATCATTTTGCAATTTGTGTGGGTGTCAATACTAACCCAGATGATTGGGCTGGTTGGAATGCAGGGCAAAAACCATTCACTCGATATTTGTCTGAGATGCAAAAAAGAAAAATGAGAGAAGGTAAGTGCATTCTTGTATTAGATTCTTCGCTTGAAGGCTATCACGACGAGAGACTTTGGCCTTGGTTTCATCAAGTCATGGCAGAGTCTGCACTACCGATGCAAAGCCTTGTTTTTATAACTGGTAATTATAAAGCAGAATCTCAGTATCGTAAGTGGATTTCTAAAAACTCGTTTGTGGACACTGCAAAAGTTATAGGGCACTGTCACTTTGAAAAGTCTATAGGTAACAAATTCATATTTCGTTCATCGGCTCCGTTGTCAGTAGACAGGCATATAAATTATAAATCTATGAATGAAACGTTGACTTTCAATGTGTTGCAGAAGCGACCTAGATTGCATCGTTGCTGGTTCTATTCTACATTGAAGTATGAGGGGTTTCTTACAAAAGGTATATTCAGTATGCCAAAGATTCCGTTTGATCATCCCGATGATTATACAGTTGAAGGTAAGCGATACACCTATGATTTAGAAGATATGATGCAAGAACTGCCATGCGGTCCTGATAATAGTTCAAAATCTGATTCATATTATATTGAGCGGTTAAACTCAGAAGTCTCGTTGCAAACTTGGTTCACTGTTATAAGTGAGGCTAGTTTCTTTGACGGTGATGCAACTACCTTTGTTAGTGAGAAAACATTCAAAGCAATTGGATTGCGTAGTCCTTTTATTATATTTGGCAATAGAGGTTCGCTCAAGGTGCTAAAAGAATTGGGTTACAAAACGTTTTCAGATTTTTGGGATGAGAGCTACGATGATCTTCCTTCATGGGAACGTTATAACGCAATTATAAAACTGATGCATGACATTGACAAAATTCCTGATAAGATGTCACTGTTTGAAGAGATGCGGCAGGTTTTAGATTATAACTATTACACCTTGATGAGAAATAGCTCGCAGCCAAATACGAGTTTTACTAAATTGAAAGACTACTACACGGACTATCTCACATGACACCTGAAAATTATGCGCAACTTAAAAAGAATTCTAAAAATGACAAATTATTCATAGGCACTGGTTGCAGTTTCACTCAGGGTCAGGGGGGGCTTAAAGACGAGATGTGGGAAGAATATGACTGGAACATTCCCAATACACATACCCTGTCTCATTTAGAAGAAGTTGAAATGGAAGGAAGCTGGGTGACACAATTTTGTAAAAATCATTATCCTGATTGGACTCCTATAAATTTAGGCGTGCGAGGTGCGGGAAATTATGCGGCTGCACAAAGTCTTACTTCTCTCTACCCTGAACTTAATTTGGAGGACACTAGTAAAGAAAAGATTGTTGTTTTTATGTTGTCGGGTCCTGAACGATATACGATAATTAACTCTGAATGGGGAGAACGTTTTCATGGCGTGTTCCAATCTATATGGCCTGACCCTAATTCAGACAACCCACTATGGCGTGCATATGCTACTGACATGTACAGTGAAAAGCAAACTATGCTGCTCACCTACTTTGCTATCAAACAGGTGCAGGATTGGTGTAAACTATACAACGCTAAGTTGATGTTAGTTTCCGCGTTTGATTTTAGTTATGTTTCAAAATGGACACTAAAAAACGTGCAGCGCACTATTGACCTGCAATGGGACCTGTCTTCTCAGATGTGGAAACCTGAAGGGCATCCTTCTGTGTTTCATATGCTACTAGAAAAGGATGGTTTCAATTACGATATGCAGAATGGTGGGTATTGGGACGGATTAAATTACAACGACAAATATCCTAAAGGCACTCCGCATGTTAGTAGATGCTGTCATCCTAATTACAAGGGACATGCCTACATAGCAAATGAAATGCGTAAGGAATTTATTGATAGAGGGTGGTTGAGTTAGAGATGAACTGATTAACTTGCTGTAAGTTTCGATTGATTCCCCATTCTGCCTGTCGATTGACTTCTCGCATATCTTCAATCGTCCAAGTATCTAGGTGTTCAATCAGTTTTATTATAGCGTCTATTCGTTTAGTGTGATTTTCAATTTTATCATACCTTTCATCCCAGAAAGCTCCCCATGTATAAAACTTAAACTTTCTTAAATATTCTAGTGTGTATGGGGGCGCGACTAGGATAAACGGAATCATACAGCGCATTGCATCAAATGTTTTCTCACTGAAGTATGCGGTTGGCTGACCAAATCTAGTTTCATTTACTACTGCGATGCAGGCTTCTGACATAGAAGTCACGAGATCTCCTGGAAAAAACTCTGCAACATATGGCGCTCTACCTGCATGCGTTAAATCTGCAATATGCATTGGCGTTTGGACATCAATCAGTCTGGGTGTTACTATTTTATCGTGTACTTGCGGCAGGTTCTCATGCTCGTACCAAGCAGTAGATTTTAAATCACAATCCATAACGAAGGGCCATGTATAGTTTGCGTTTTTGTCTTGTAAGGCACTCACAGTAATTAGCCGATGCATTGCAAATCTTTTGTTATGTGATACGAATTTTTTTGTCTTTAAAAGATCATCGGGATATATCCCGCCGTTTCCTATTTGCCTTAAAAAGGTATCAAAGGTACTCAATGTTAAGTTAGGATAAGCGTCTTTGAAATATTTGTTTATGTTGTAATCAGATGTGAATACATTTATCTTTGTGTCATATTTTTCTTGTAGCGAGGCGAGTGTATCTAATTCGTGAGAGCGTAAGTTTTGGTTCTCTTCCCATAGATCTTCATGGTAGAAAAAACAAGATTTCTTTTCTTCGTTGATGTTGTAATAAGTGCTAGGCTCATACAAGTAGAAATCTATTTCGTCGAGTTGGCTTAAATCAATTCCCGTAGCATTAAACGGTATGTCTTGCACACCAGTAAATACGAATATTGGATTTGTGTCAGAAAAGTTATCGAAGAAACCTCCTTCTCTATGATTTTCAAAGAACCCTATGTAATCTGCGTGACCTGGTACGTTCCAATAATATAACGTCTGCTCAAAGTGTATCATGTTTGCCCTGTAAGTTGAAGTGTATATCTATCTTCAATTCCAATATTGCTTGCAGAGTGGGGAGCATCTCCCTGCCACATCACAAAATCCCCTGCTTTCCAATTCACTATTGCTTCCCCGTCAATTTCAAAGTAATGACCTGATTTCCAGTCCTCTAAGAATACAATGGCTCTCTTTACCTTTTCCGGAAAGGTGTTAAACACCTCACAATACTGGTTGAAGTGGTCTTTGTGTACAGGCATGATGTCAAGAGTTTTCATTCTATAAAAAACAAATCCTATACGAGAAAGATTTAAATTCGATGCTACAGAAAAGACCCACTCAGGCATGCTATTTGGAAATCCAAACATTTCACCGTAAGTCTTTTCGTGATAGTAGCCTTGTTTTTTCCACTCTTCGGCTTGAAGACCTGTTATCGGATCTTCAATGTAAGTGAGCTTTTTATAATCGTCTTCCCATAATACAGGGACTCTTCCTCGCATGTACATAATTATACTTCTCTTACAATATCCAATGTTGTGCAGTGATGTCCGCCACCTAGTGTTCTGCTGTGTCTCAGATCCACGCAACTCACATCTACATTGTATTTATCTAGCCTGTCAATCAACACTTTCTGTTTAGGATCACACATAACTGTTTCAGGATTTATTGTTAAGAAGTTTAGACCTATATAATTGCTGGCGTATGGGTAATTTGTAAATGGTTGTTCTTCTATGTCTTCTTTTCCAAGCCAAATAATATCCCAGTTTTTAAATACTTCGGGTGCTCTTTTCACCCTGTCTTTGTTTATTACAACCAAGCCTTCTCTAACGGGACTTATTGTACTGTCAATGTGAACCCCTTTGTAGTCATTTAGAACATGCACGGTATACTCTTTACCTAGTGTTTCTTGTAACCACTTGGCACCTTCTATGTTACCGCTGTCGCTTACAAGATATAGTAAGTCTTTTCCCAGCCGGCAAACATTCGCGGCATCGAATCTTGCTTCGGGATCGTCACATGTTATAATCTCGTTATCAAATGCGTATTTGAGTGCGTCTATCTCTTTTCTCCTCGTAGGGAACATCATAGGCGCATCAATGACCCTATCCCCTACTATCAACACTCTGTCTCTTGGGCAATAATTATACATACCATCGAAAGCCTGAAAATCTAATGTCTTTGGTTTCCATATGGTAGCCCAGCGCATAAGTGCAACTCTCATGCGAAATAAATCTGCGTTAGCTTCTCTTATGATTATTGTATCGACTGGACCTTCCGGGACAGGGGTATTTTTCCATCCTGTTGTTTCTTCGGTCTTTCTGTAGATGGGGCAGTCTACAGGCCAATGCGCATTTTCAGCATCACCAACGAAAACATGTTTTAGTGGATCCCATTCGTTATGTGATGATGCGTACATTTCTTAAATCCGGATATTTTATGAATTGGCTCTGTTCTTTAATTTCGTTCAGTAGGCTTGACCCGATTTTTGCTTCTTCAATTGTTGGCTTGTAGTGATAGCCTACTCTAAATTCTTTCTGATCCTGCCAAGGTGATATAGACAAGTCTCTGCCATCATATGACATTTCTTTTAATGCCTTGTAAGCTGTTGGATCGTCGAGTAGTATTGCGCCTCCTCTACCTATTTCAAGCGGCTTGCTATGACCGAAACTTAAACATTGCATACTACCTGGTCGGTACATGTTTCGTTCAAGCCGCCTGGCACTATCCCATATATTGGTATTATCAAATGAATATTCGCCAATCCATTCTTGACACGGCTCGTCTAACAAGTTATACTGTATATCTAGCTTGTGCATAAGCATCAGAACACTGAGATAGGTGTACGGCGTAAATGATGTCTTAGACACTTTGTTATAAATAAAACACAGTTCGATTGCATGCGTACAACAGTCTGTCATGACCACCCACTTTGCACCAGTGTAGCGGGCTAATTGATTTTCAAATTTGGTTATGGCATCGAACATAAATTATATATAAGGATCTTTTGCAATGAGTATAGGATTTATTGGTTTAGGTAAATTAGGGTTGCCTTGTGCAGAAGTTATGGCACAGAAAGGCCATGAGGTGAATGGTTACGATATTGACTCCACTATTGTAACAAATAGGGTGAACAAAAAAGAATCCATTGAAGATGCGGTTAAGGATGCGATGATTGTATTCGTCGCAGTACCGACTCCACATTCACCTGAATACGGTGGCAGTAAACCCACAGGTCATCTACCACCTAAGGATTTTGACTATAGTATTGCAGTTGATGTTATCAAAGAAGTCGATTCTTATATGACAGATCGACAAATTCTAGTGTTGATTTCTACAGTACTTCCAGGCACAGTCAGATCTCATATTGTACCGCAAATCAAAAACGCTAAATTTTTATATAACCCATATCTAATTGCTATGGGGACGGTTGCATGGGATATGGTAAATCCTGAAATGGTAATGATCGGTAGCGAGAATGGCGAAGATAGCCTTGAAGTAGGCGAGTTGATATACTTCTATCACGGCATTCTTGAGAATCGGCCTCGTATTGTTGTTGGTACTTGGGATGAGTGTGAATGTATCAAAGTATTTTACAACACTTTTATTAGCACTAAGTTGAGCCTTGTTAACATGATACAAGACGTTGCACAGAAGCAAGGTAATATCAATGTTGATGTAGTAACAAAGGCGCTAGCTGACAGCACACATAGAATTATGAGTCCAGCTTATATGAAAGCTGGCTTTGGTGATGGTGGTGCCTGTCACCCTAGAGACAATATTGCTCTGAGATATATGGCAGAAAATCTTGGTTTAGGATATGACATGTTTGACGCTATCATGAATGCAAGAGATATACAAGCTGAAAATATGGCAAAGGAGATCGTGAAGTATGGCCAATATGTAACGTTTACGTCAGACTCTTATAAAGCTGGGGTCGACTATACTGACGGTAGCCCCAGTCTTCTAGTGCAGCATTATGTAAAAGAACACGGCGGTCGCGTAACGTCGGTCTCACCAGATGTCATAGTGAGAGTCCACGCTAACGATGATGTCTCGGATGTTTCTCCGCAGTGTGTGATTTTTGATCCTCATAGGACATACGTTTCTAGCCATGCAGATCAGTTAGTTGTACACTACGGAAATACTCGTAAATAATATGCCAATAATACACCAAGATAAATTAATATTTCGCCCTGAACGCGCAGACATTAATAGCAATTGGCAAGTGGATGATAGTAAAGAACTCTGGCTAAAAAATAAAGAATCGATGCCAGACAGATATATGGAAATTGATGCTGTTAATTACACTTACAACAGCGCAGGATATCGTTGTAATAAAGAGTTCCGAGATTATGGCGATGGATATTTAGTTGCATTTGGATGTAGCAATACCGAAGCTATAGGAATAAACTATGAGGAATGTTATAGTTATTTGCTGGCAGAGAAATTCGGTGTGGACTCGATGAACTTGGCGATATCAGGTGCAGCACCCAATCTTGTGGCTACCAATATACTGCAATTCGTAAAATTGGTCATCGCTGGGGAACTAAAAAAACCAAAATTTGTTGTTGTGCAATGGCCTGGGGCTTTTAGGAGAATGTTTGCGCAAATGTTATTGCATGGTGATTGCTATCAATTAAACAGCATACAACCTAGCAATCAAGCCCATCAGCATGATTTGATAACGGATAAATATGACAAAGAGTGGCTAACAAATCGATATATTACATATACGGAACATTGTAATTATGAGGTATATCATAATATAACATCATCTCATTATTTACTGCAGTTACTGGAAATTGATGTAGTACATTTTCAACTTTCTGATGATGCAGTGCGTGAGGACAATTATTTACTGCGAGATTTTGACATGTATAGTAGCCCGTTTACCCTTGAAGACGAGATTCCGGCAAGAGACCTCATTCACGCCGGAGTAGAAAGCAACAAAAGATGGGCAGAGGAGTTATATCAACTTGGAAATTAACATAGTAACAGGGCAAATTTTACAGCGGCGCTCTAGGAGATTTGGTACATATGAATTTGCTTCTGCCTGGGAAAAAGAGCAGTACGAAAAGCACAAAATCGAGTATGATATGCTGCCTAAGTATACAGATGGCTCGCTAACTTATACATTCAATAATCTAGGGTACAGAACGCCTGCGATAAATACATTCAAGGACAATGAATTTATTTTAGTTTTTGGCTGTAGTTACACAGAAGGTGTGGGGTTACATGAAGAAGATCTTTGGCACTCGCACTTGTCTTTGGAGCGCGGCTTACCAATCATGAATTTAGCTATAGGTGGAACTGGCGGCGACATAATAAGATTAAACAGCGTGTTGTATAACAAGAATAGTTTACCAAAACCTAAGTTTGTTGTATTTCAATGGCCTGGAGATCACCGGCGAATGTTTGCTTCGGATTCAGCGCATCATATAGACCCTAATTCACCTTCAGTGGGCAAGGAAGGCGAGCATGATGACAGCGACAATGAATACTCTATTCCAAAATATCGAGAGGCTGATATAGAATGGTACCGTAATAGATATGTACCGTATGTACACGAAGCACAGCAAGCGGTCTTTCAAAATTACATAACGGCGAATACGGTATTTAATTTAAGAGGGGTTCCAACATATAATTGGCAGTATGCTGCTGACAGAACGGAGAACAAAGATAATGTGCTATTGCAAGGACAGCAATTAGATCTTGTTAGTATCCAAGGTTCGGCACGGCCAATGGCTAGAGATATGATGCACCCAGGTGCTGCGGGTCAACTGAGCACCTATAGCCAAATACAACATGCAATAAGGAAAATAGTTTGAAACAAATAATAGAAAAGATTAAACAGAAATATCAAAACTGGAAACACAAGCGGCTCGTTAAGAAGCGTCTAGCCGAAATCAAGAAACGAGATCCGTTTATTTATGATTAGATGGGGTATTGCATGTGGCGCGCATGATGGATCGATGTGTGTCATGGACGATTCAGAGATTCTGTTTGCTAGCCATGCAGAACGATATAGCGGCGTGAAAAATGATCCACACTTGAATCAGTATATGATCAAAGACGCGCTATCTTTCGGCTACCCAGAAGAAGTGCATTTCTACGAGAATCCTTTGCTAAAAACTGCTAGGAGACTGTATGCTGGACAAGGGTTCAAGTTTACGAATCCTGCTAGAGAACTGAAGCGTCTAGGTGTGAAATCAAAAGTTTACTGGGGGAGTCACCACAAAAGCCACACGGCTGCTGGTTTTTATACAAGTCCTTTCAACGAGGCAAGCTGCCTTACAATTGATGCTATCGGTGAGTTTGATACTACCTCTATATGGCATGGTAATAAAAGCGATACGACCTTGTATAAAGTATACAATGAAACCTATCCAAAGTCTTTAGGCTTGTTTTATTCTGCAATGACTGATAGAATAGGATTGAAAGCAAACGAAGACGAATACATCTTAATGGGCATGTCAGCATATGGAGACAGTAACAAATATGTCTATCAAATTTACCGTATGTTCAATGAGCCAGGTCTGAATTTTCATCAAGGGTGTCGAGGCTTTTTACCTGATCTTACTGAAGACGATTATTTCGATATTGCAGCAGCTACTCAGGCAGTATACGAGCTAGAATTCAAAACGCTTTTAGCTAAAGTCAAATCAAGTGCAAGAACAAAGGCTCAGTCAGAAAATCTCGTATTGATGGGCGGGTGTGCGCTTAATTGTTTGGCTAATAGATATGCAACAGAACAATTTGAAAATGTGTGGATAATGCCAAATCCAGGAGATGCTGGCTCATCGCTTGGTGCAATTCTTGCTCATACAAAAAAGCAAGCGAATTGGCAAGGACCTTATTTAGGACACGAAATAGCAGGGGAGTACCCAGTAAATGAATTACTTAAAGAACTTAAAACAGCAGGCATTGTCGGTGTGGCTAATGGCAAGGCTGAGTTTGGACCCAGATCATTGGGCAATCGCTCTCTCCTTGCTGATCCTCGCGGCGGCCAGATGAAAGATGTAGTTAACAGGATAAAACGTAGACAAGAGTTTAGACCGTTTGCACCTGTTATTCTACAAGAACATGTAAGTGAGTACTTCGATGTCGAGCCTGATTTTGAATCAACGTATATGCAGTATGTTGTGCGATGTACAAAGCCAGAGGACTTCCCTGCCATTGTACACGTGGATGGGACTAGCAGAGTGCAGACGGTTACACACGACAATCACAGGGGCTTGTACGAACTCCTGACGCGATGGAAAGCAGCTACCGGCTGCCCTATGTTACTCAATACGAGTTTAAATATTAAGGGTATGCCAATGGTAAATGGTCTAGCAGATGGCATAGCATTTGAGCTTGAATATGGCGTGAAAGTCTTTTAGAGATAAATAAAGTAGTATGAGCATTATAAAATTCCCAAGGCATTATATAAAAACGAATCCAACTGGGTTCAAAATAAACCTGTATACTGAAAAGGAAGTTGAAATGACGCTTTTCTGTATGAATACTTGGTTCGACTCTGAGTTGAAAGTCACTAGAGACAGTCTACGAGGATTGGGGTCGGATGACGTGTTGTCTAGCCTTGAGCGAGGATATCATAGCGGATTATTGTCTGATGACGCAAAGAAAGTTATAAATAAAATTGTATCAAGCATAGAACCAATAACAACAAAGGAGGGTAGTATATAGCAACAAATTTCGATCTCACATTCACTAACAAAAGGGTAAAAAATGCCAAAGCAGAAGTCAAAACTTCAAATCGTACATAATGACCCAAAATCAAAGAAGACTGGAGGCTGCAAACTATCAATCGATGATCTCGGCGTAATCGAACCAATGACATCGAATCAAGGAATCTTTTTCGAGCAATACAGTAAAGGATTAGCATTTTTACTACACGGTGCAGCAGGCACTGGAAAAACATACATCGCATTATACAAGGCCCTAGAAGAAGCACTAGACCCAAGCACACCTTACGATAGAGTAATTGTATGCAGGTCAGCAGTACCCTCAAGAGATATCGGTCATCTTCCTGGTGATCAAGCAGAAAAAACCGAAGTTTACATGCAACCATATATCAGTATGGTACAGGATCTTTTTGGTAAAAAATCCAATGCATTCGGACGATTGCAAGAAGCTAAAAGTTTAGAGTGGATGATCACATCTTACATCAGAGGAATAACCTTAGACAATAGTATTGTCATTGTAGATGAATGCCAAAATATGAATGATATGGAATTAAATTCTATCATGACTCGTATAGGTGTAAACAGCAAAATCATTTTTTGTGGAGATTTTAGACAATCAGATCTATACAAAAATAAGAGCGATATGTCTGGTTTGAAAAAGTTTATTGCCATTGCAGATATGATGAAGTCCTTCAACATCGTTGAATTTGGCGTCAATGATATTGTCCGGTCTGATCTCGTAAAGGAATATATACTAGCACGAATGCAGTATGAAGACCAATATGGTTAAAAACTACTAGACACTTACCCTTAATTTTGTTATGATACACATATGATATATACACACGTTAAAAACTTGCAAGATTTTGCAAACGACAAGACCGCCCCAGATGGAAGTAGAAAATACTTTACTGAAACTGGGGCGGCCTACCCTTCAGTCACTACTGTTTTAGGATACCAAACACGCGACTCTATTTTACACTGGAGAAAACGGGTAGGTGCGGAAGAAGCAGACAAGATAAGCCGACAAGCATCAACCCGTGGTACTAAAATACACGACATGTGCGAGAAGAAACTTGACAATGAAGCGGTAGACCATGGTACCATGTCTCTAATAGATTTGCAGATGTGGCGATCATTTCAGCCTGTACTAGAACGAATCGATAATATTCATGCACAAGAAATTGCGCTATACAGTGATCACTTGAGACTTGCAGGTCGTGTTGACTGTATTGCGGAATTCGACGGCAAGTTATCTGTCATAGATTTCAAAACTTCCAGGAAGCCCAAGAAAGAAGAGTGGATCACCAATTACTTTTCACAGGTAGCAGCGTATTCTATCATGTACGAAGAACGAACAGGTATTGCAATAAATCGATCTGTAATTTTAATTGCAGTTGAAGAGGAGGAGCCACAAGTGTTTATTGCAAGGCGAGACAAGTATGTGCCTAACTTGTTACATGCAAGGGACTTATATGAGTGTGATCATAAGTGAGAATACGTTGGAAAGCTAAACCAGGATACGGAGATATTATATCTCCTATTTGTTATGCTCACAATCTATCAGAGCATCTTCAAAAAAAGGTTTGGTTAGAATTCGTGCATTTCAATCCCGAGGGTGTGCGTGACAGGTATGAGTCACCGGACACGGACGATTCATCTTTTATAGGGGGCACCTTGTTTTCGTTAGTGAAAAAAGGTGATAGTGAAGTCGAGCTACTCAGAACTTACAACGAAAACATGCCAGTACAACATACAAACTTATTTGACAAAAATAAGTTTCACAATTACAGATTAGCATCTAACCATTGGATGCAGCCTGGCAATGCGTTGAGTCGCGGAGATTACGTTACATTCATAACTACAGAACAAAACAAAGTTCCTTTTACTGATTATCCTGTACCTTCAGCTAAGTTATGGAAAGATCCTGTAAGTGATTGGAGTAGCATATATGACAGATTTGAGCGCACCAAGTTTGTCAGTTATCAGACACCGCTTGCAGATGCAATAAAAACTTTGTTACACACAAAACTTGCAATTGGATATCATGGTTCAGCTATGTGGCTTGCGAGATTCTTGGGTGTGCCATCTGTAATAATATCAGGTAATCGCGCACTATCTGAAAGATCATTTCCTAATGCAGTTGTTATGGATAAATTTGTTATGGACGAAACTTTACAGCAAGAAGCTGCGAATCGCACACTCAAATCAATGTATGAATTATATCAACATGGAAAAAAAGGAACTGTTATATGGATGCCAGAATAGGAATAGACTAGTATGACAACGCCAAATGAAAGATTTTCAGCAGTAAATAGAACTAGGCAGTTCCTTGTAGACTTGATGGACCCTAAGAAAACACCTAGGGTTCCTCGTAATGTCAGAGAACATGCATACCGTTGTTTGAAACATTACCCAGGTGATTGGGACATATATGAGGCTGCAATTCAAGCTCCTGGGATCTGGGGTGAGCAGATAGAAAAACGCAATATAATGGATGGCAAGAATGAGTAGACACTACCGAGGTACCGAACATACAGGCAGCAGGAACTACGCATCAGAAGCCCGCGACTTAGTTGCTGGTTTAAGAGGTAATCAATTGTATGAGATGTATGAGATTGTTAACTCCCAACTCAGGCGAGTAAATAATGAGAAACGTGAGAAGGAGTTAGAAGCAGTGAAGTCGGCAATTGAAAAGGTAACAGGTATCGATGAACCTCGGCTGAGACATATTATAACTGGCTATAAGAGTAGTATGGCAACTGACGCAAATCCAAGAGATGGATTTTCCAAGCCAAACAGAAAGAAGGCGTAAAGAATGCGAGTAAAGATTAGCGGGTATCCAACACATCGTTGGTATCACAACTTCCTATATAAGTTTGGTATTAACAACGATCAGAAAGTATCGGTGCGTATTGATAACTTTGATACGTGGAGTATGGATCATACTCTTGCATATATTATATTGCCAATGCTCAAGCAACTCAAAGAGACAAAACAAGGTTCTCCGTATGTGTACCCCGCAGATGTTCCTAAAGAGTTGCGGCCTACTAAGAAAGAACTAACCGCATATAAAAAGACTGGTAAGACTGACAGCAAGATACATGATCGTTGGGACTGGGTGATGGATGAAATGATCTTTGCATTTGAGAGCAAAAATTCAGATGCCATGATAGATTATTTTGACACTGCATATCAAGAGCGCATCTCAAACGGATTTAAATTGTTTGGTAAGTATTACGAAGGACTGTGGGATTAACGAGCATGATTTACATCGGATATGATCCGGCAGAGCATGCTGCGTATCAAGTGTGTGAGTTTTCTATAGAGAATCATAGTAGCATCGATATTAAAAAACTCTACAGTAAGGATATCGACAAGTATACAAGATCAGGTGATGCACAGTCTACAGACTTCACGTTCACAAGATTCTGGGTACCGTATCTTGAAAGATATAAAGGATTTTCAATATTTGTTGACTGTGATTTTTTGTTTCAAGCAGACCCTGAGGAGCTGATTGCTATTGCAATGCGTGATAGATCAAAGGCTGTTTGGTGTGTGCAGCATCCTCGATACATACCAAATTCACATCAAAAGATGGATTCAATACCTCAGAAAAGCTACTACAGGAAGAACTGGGCGAGTCTTATGGTATTTAACAATGCCCACCCTGATTGCAAGAAACTCATTCCAGAGTATCTAAACAATCACAAACCTGGGCTGGATCTCTTACAATTCAAGTGGACCGAAAGCATCGGATCATTGACACTTGACTGGAACTGCTTAGATGACTATTATTTGCTTGACAACCCTAAAGCAATACACTATACTGACGGTGGTCCTTGGTTTGAAGGATATGAAAACACAATGTACAGTGACCAATGGACAATTGAGTACCAAAAATTACAACTTTCTGTTGACTAATTACTCCAATTGTCGTATTATAAATAACTGACTGCATAGGCTAGTGGGGAAAGTCTTTCGCCTTGTTACCAAAAGGAGAGGCGACCCAATTTCTTACGTTAACGGAGCAATCTCATGCGTACAGGTCTTATGATTTTAATCATGCTACTCGGGGTCTTTGGCGTTGGTTGTCAAAGTGAAGAAGTAGAAGCAACACAATCACCGTCTGGTGTATTCGAGAAGATGCACACAGTCATCGCTCCAAATCCAATAAATCCTGAAGTAGTTTGCCTAGCACTCAACATATATCATGAGGCTAGAGGAGAAACAATCGCTGGACAGGTCGCGGTTGCTAGTGTTACCTTGAACCGGGTGAAATCAGCTCGTTTTCCGAATACAGTTTGTGGTGTGGTTTATCAAGCGAAGTATTCAAAGTGGTGGAAAGATCGCGGCAAGACGGTTCCTGTGAGAAATAAATGCCAATTCAGTTGGTATTGTGATGGTAAACCAGATGTCATAGAAGACCAATCGGTATATGAAAAGGTGTTCGATGTGGCTGAAATAGTGTATAATACAGGCATTGATACTACAGAAGGATCTTTGTTTTATCATGCGAAATATGTAGAGCCTTACTGGAAAGATAGTATGGAGTTGGTAATGGCGGCAGACAATCATATATTTTATAGGCGTTAATTATGCATTTTAACATGACACATTACATCGTTACCGGTGGATGTGGTTTTATAGGATCACATTTAGTTGAAGCACTGGCATCGATGGAGTGTTATGTCACCGTTGTAGATGATAAGCGAAACGGTAAACATATTGTTGACAGTAACTATGTACAATACCTTCATTGCGCAGTTGAAGATGTAAAATTTGAAGAGACAACCCCGCGAGTTGATGGTATCATACACCTAGCTAACACACCTAGAGTCCGATTGTCGATGGAAGAACCAGCAGATTCTATTATGAATAATGTTGGTCCTACAGTAGCAGTATGTGAATGGGCAAGGCGATGGGAGTGTCCTGTGTTTTTTGCTCAGTCATCTAGCAGATTGCAGGGTACGCCGTATGCAAATCCCTATACGTTTGGTAAGACACTTGCAGAAGAAACACTGAAGCTGTACGACAACTTGTATCAGGTGCAATCACATCTGTTGTATTTTTATAATGTCTACGGTCCCAGAGAAGCAGACTACGGTGAACACAGCACCGTTATTCGTGCATTCAAAAATCGAATCAAAAACAACAAACCTTTACACATCTACGGTACTGGTAGGAAAGAACGAGATTTCACCTTTGTTGCGGATGTTATTGCAGGCATTATAGTGTTATTGATAACACCCATAGAAAAAAAGCCCCCTTGTGTTCATTTAGGTACAGGTGATCCGAAAACAATTTTAGAAATAGCAGAAGCGTTTGAGCATCCATTTGTATTTGAGTTTGATAGAAAAGGTGAAGCTGAAAAAACTAAATGCGAACTCCCATACATCGAATCACAATTTGATGTGATAGAATATATACAAGAATGGAAGGCAAGACAATGAAAATAGCAATCACCGGAACTACTGCTGGATTGGGAGAACACCTAGCGAACAAGTTAATCGTGTCTCATACAGTTTTAGGATTCAGTAGAAGCAACGGTTATAATATTGCTAAAGCAGAAGACAGAGAAAGGATCAGGCAAGAGATTGAAGACTGTGATGTTTTTGTAAATAATGCATGGGCGTTAGAAGATGCTGATGCACAAACTCATATGCTATCACTGATGCTTGATGCTTGGTCAGAAAAAAATAATAAATTGCTAGTGAATATCAATAGTAGAACTATCGAAACTCCTGAACCAGAAAGACTTGACACCGTTGCTAAAATGTATTATAATGCTAAGTTAGAGCAATCAAAAATCTTGCACTCATATGTGCATACTGATTTAGAAATTTTGCCAAGATATCCTAGGGTCTTAGAAATACTACCCAGTTACTTTGAATCAAGGATGACAACATATTTGAACAAGAATGTCAACACAATGCCAACCGCAAATCTAGCTGAAATAATAGCAACCCTTATTGTTCACAAAGACGCGGTCCACACTTCTAGAATTATTCTATCACCGGTACCGATTAATGCCCAAACTTATAGTAGATAACGACATGACAGATGCATCAAAGATGACTGATGTATTTTTAATAACCAAGCAATTCAAAACACAGGTGCAATTTTCTCAGTATATTGAAAAAACATCATACAACACTGGCAACCCATTGATTGATTGTTTAGTTGATTATTGCGCAAGACAAGAAATAGAAATTGAATCGGTCAGAAAACTTTTAACACCTTCTCTTAAAGAAAAAGTTAAAGAAGAAGCGGAAACTCTAAATCTTATGAAAGAGAAAACAGGCAAACTACCCTTTTGATTATGGAACCTTTTGAAGTATATAAACTTTACCTAGCACTAAAACTGCACTTCACAAAGAAGGATTACGACATCACCAAAACAAAGGGTGCTGTCAGGGCTAGTCAGAAATCTTTTGTGAAGCGAAAAGACTTGACTGCAATCCGTAAGATCGCCAGAGACTATAGCCGCAAGGAAGCGATTGACTTTCTTGTCGCTAACTTTGTCTCCGGTGATCGTTGGGGCGGGATGTTTGACTTGCAATCAAAGGAACGATATTTAGAATGGAAGGCTGTGCGACAGAACTTTGCGTACAGTTTCAGACAAGACATCGCCAAGATAGATTATGAAATGGAGAAAGAAGAATTGACTTCTCCTTTTGATGCACACGAAGGAAGACATCCTCTAGTGTACAGATTGTATTTTGGTAAAATGATTTCTTTAGAAACGATTGTAGCACTTGACAAACTCTACAATTATGTTACTATAGAGGCTGATGATATCTTCTTAGAAGACACCAACATGTTGATCAAGAAGTATCGTCCATTTGTCCAAATTAGCGAAGAATTAAAATTCGCTTTTTGTGGGCATTATAAATAGTGATGTCCGCTAATACAGGACAATACACAAAAATACAACGCATATACGGAGATACAAACTATGTCATTTAATTCCATATCAGACTTGCGCAAAGCAAGAGGTTCTTTCGACAACTTGATGAAAGAAGTTGAAAAGATCGATTCCCCTAAACAACAAAGCCGAGACAACGGTAACGAATGGAAACTCACAGTAGATACTGCTGGTAATGGGTATGCCGTCTTACGTTTTCTTGCACCCCCTAAAGGTGAAGAAATACCCTGGGTTCGTTTATGGAATCATGGTTTTCAAGGTCCTACAGGTAAGTGGTACATTGAGAACTCACTCACTACACTGAATCAACAAGATCCTGTATCAGAATTGAACAGCGAACTTTGGAACAGTGGTGTTGAATCTAATAAGGACATTGCACGAAAGCAAAAGCGTCGATTGTCTTATTATGCCAACGTCCTTGTGTTAAAAGATCCTGCTAATCCTCAGAACGAGGGTGAGGTAATGCTCTACAAGTTTGGTAAGAAAATCTTTGATAAGATCAAGGATCAAATGCAACCCGAGTTTCAAGATGAGACGGCATCAAATCCGTTTGACTTTTGGGAAGGCTCTAACTTCAAGTTGAAGGCGCGTCAGGTAGAAGGCTATCGTAATTACGATAAGTCTGAATTTGAATCATCTCCTTCTGCGGTTGCAGACTCAGATGAAGGCATTGAAGCAATCTGGGTGAAGCAGCATTCACTTGCTGAGATGGTTGATCCTAAGAACTTCAAGACTTATGATGAGTTGAAGGCTAAGCTGAATCAAGTACTCACGGGAGGAGCGAAAGTGACAACTGCTGAGACTATTTCAGCGCAGACAGGCTCTGATGATATTGAGGATTTGTTAGCAGTGAATTCTGCTACGGCTTCTAAGGTTACAGTCGCTTCAAGTGCTGATGAGGAAGATACACTCAGTTACTTTGCAGCATTGGCTGAAGACGATTAAAAAGGGTACATGCTCTTTTATGGGGGAGCTTATGCTCCCCTTTTTTACCTTTTTATTTGAACGGAAATACTGCATGCATGGTATTATATTAGCAGGTGCTATTGATCAAGTGAAAGTCTTATGACATTACGGACGCAACATATCGATTACCTGTTGCATTGTTTGTATTCATACTTTTCGGCAGTGATACTATTACATTAACATCAGGTGCTGCGGCAGGTGCTGATTGACCGCCTGGTGCTTGTATTATTACTGGGGGTGCGGGTACATTTGATGTTGCAGCAACATCTGTAGCAGTTTCAACTGATGATGCCGGAGTGTTTGTTTTCTGTGGATTCGGCTTCATTGTTGCAACCGATTTTGTATCTTTTTGCACGGCTTCGCTGAGTTCCTGATTGATATTCGCAGCAGTTGCAGACTGTCTCCTTGGCGCCCCTACGGCTGGGATCGCCGGACCACGTTTTTCAGGTGCATCTGCTTTGTTTTCTATCGATGTGCTAGGTGCATCTGCTTTGTTTTCTATTTTAGCATTTAATGCTTGCATCGCTTCAGGATCTGTTGATACACCTATTGCATCTAATTCTGATTTGTTATTTTGAATAGCTTTGACTAGTGCCGCATTTTCAATCGCAGCTACATCGTTTTGACTTAGCTTTTCGTTTCCACTTTCTTCAAGTGTTGCTGCTGTTAGTGTAGTTTCTATTTCAGATGCATCGCTTCGTATTTTGTCTACTGTTGCCTTACCATCTATCTTTTTGCTTGCATCTGATAGTAGCTCTTCCGCGACTGCATTTGATTCTGCAATTTCACCGGGATCAACAGGCAATGCATCAGCAAGTGCTCCTCCCGCTTCACCGCCTGCGAGGTATCCCAAAGCACCACCTACTATGCCGCCAATTATTGTTCCTACTACAGGAACAACACTACCAATAGCAGCGCCAGCAGTTGCACCTGCAATTGTACCAGCTGCTTTTCCTACACCTTCACCTTTTGCGATTTGCGCTTCTTCTGCGGTAACCTCCAAGTTTTCCATATCTTGTTCTGCATTATATACATCTAATGCACCTTCGCCAACAGCAAGTGCAGTACCAAGTATGGGAATTCCTTTTGCTCCGACTTTTGCTGCTGTGCCCGCGACACCTTTTGCGACACTACTTCCCGTACTCACTGCTTTTGATCCAACACTCTTTGCAGTGTCAACCGCTTTAGATCCTACACTCTTTGCAGCATTGGTAGTTTTTGATAACGGACTGGGTGTCTTAGTAGGCACCTTTGTTGGTTTTACGGTTTTTGGTTTAGGTGTTTTACCACCTTTAGGGGGTTTTCTGGTCTTGATGTTGGGTGGCATTATAGAACCACCGCCACCGCCGCCATCAATATCGCCAATACCTCTAGCAATATCTTCAAGTAGCTTGATCATGGTATCACCCTGTGCTGATGTGATACCTACAACTTTAGCGACCTCTTTTTTCTTTACTTCTTCTATCTTTTTTAGCTGATCAAACTCTGGATCTTTATCTTCTTTCTTATCTTCTTT